TATCTTTAGTATTTGGAAAACTTAAAAAATAATAATTACATCGTAGAAGGAACATAAACTGTCCCTGGTTTATCTTGTTTAAATATTGGTTTTTGGTCTGCTGGTTTATTATCATATTCATAATTATCATTAGATGAATTAAACACTAATTCTGATGCTAATACTGGTTCTACTGGTGCTAATGACGTTGATTCTACTGGCGTTGGTTCTACTGGCATTGATTCTGGTGCTGCTGAACGTCTATCAGTCATAAGTCTATCAAATAATACCATAAAAAATTTATATTTATATGGTCTATCTTGACGAATCATAGGATGATTAATATTATAAATATATCTAAAAGCCAATTTTTCTTTAATATCAAACCTACTTAACTCATCGAAATAATCTCTATTTCTATTATAATACGCTTTAGTTAGTCTATATGTTTCAGTTGTATCATAATTATCATCATTATCTAATTCATATAATTTATTAAAATAATCCAATAATTTTTGTTGTTTATCCGTATCTAAAAAAGGATCAGGTTCTACTGTAGGTTCTACTATAGGTTCTGGAACTACGTCAACTGTTGTAGGATTAATAGCTAGTAGACCATCTTCAACAAAATTATTATATTGAGCCCAATCAAAATCACTAAAATTTTTTAAACTATGACTTCCCGAAAAATCTTCAATATAATGAGCTGGTAAATTAACAATTGTACCAGGACCAAAATTTTGTGTAGATGAAAGCGGATCATAATTAACATGGAATTGTAATATCCTCTTTTTCAAAAATTCTTCATTAACTTTTTTATAAATCCAGTCCCATCTCAACATAGAACCAGCATTGAAACCAATACTAAATGGTTGTGTTTGATATCTTTGAAATGTATAAAAGAAAAGTTCGTTACTCAGGGTCGCCCCTAAACTATGTCCGCAGAATATAATTATGGATGGTCGTATTGTCATCATAATTTCATCTAATACCCGCTTCTCTTCATCAAATCTAGGAGAAAATGTACTAGTACTAACTCCAAATAAAATACCTACATTAGATTCAAGCCAATCTTCTGCAGCTTGTCCAGATAATTCTACACGAGAACCAGTAGAACAGAAATAAATAGTGGTTCCATCTCGATAAACTGAAATATTTCTATCACTATAATTATTTAAATATACTAATTGGTCTATTCGTCTTGGTCTATCATTTATATATGATTCACTTGTCACTTTATATGCTAATTGAACTTCATTATCATTTACTACTGATTTAATAATAATTGGTGCTAGTGATTCAACTGATTCAATATATTGATATTTATCTTTATATTTAATTAATAAATCTAATTTTTCTTGTGTAGTAGTTTTTAGTTTTAATCTTTCAATTGCTCCTGTTTTTGAATTCCATCTCATCAAACCTTCATAATATTTTTTAATTTTTTCTTCATCTGTAATAATATTTAAACTATCAATTTCATTTTTATAATTTGTTTCATCAATTTTTATCTGTGGATCAATTGTAGAACCTTCAACCCAACTAAAAAAGTCTCTATTATCTGTTTTATTTGGTATATAGTTTGAATCTTTAATTTTTTGTATTAAATAGTTATTATCACGCCCAATATAATTAAAATTATCTTTTGTTGCTATTTTATATTCTGCTTTTAATGTTTCATCTTCTAAATTAGTTGATAATTCATTTAAGTATTTATAATATTTTACTAATATATCTGAAAGTGGTTCTGAAGTTGGTAATGAAGCTTTATATAATCTTTTAAATATTTCTGATAATTCTAAATCATCTATGCTTTCAGTAGTAAAATCAGGTTTAATTAAAATTATCATTTCTTTTAATTTTTCAACTGATGGATCATTCTCTGATTTTTTCGTAAATACATCATTAGGAAAATAATCAGTATAAAAGGTTTTTAATTTATTTTCTGGTACTATTGGTGTTGGTGTTGGTTCTATTGTTGGTTCTATTGTTGGTTCTATTGTTGGTTCTGTTGTTGGTTCTGTTGTTGGTTTGATTGGTGGATTAGGTGGTGTTTGTTGTCGTAACCATACATAAAAATCATTATCAATATCATTAGCTTTATCTGGTCTATATAATGATAATATTATTTCTTGTATTTTAATTTCATTATCTAAAGTTATAGATGGTGTAATTGATGTAGCTTTTTTATAAATTAAATCTAGTTCAATTATTTTATTATTTGTTATTAATTGGTTAAGATAATCAATATAAATGGATGATGGATAACAAACTTCTAAACCAGCTCGGTTTGCGCTTTCATTACAAATTGGATCACGTAATGGTAATTTTCCTAAATGAACTAATTTGAAAAATTCAGCTAACCTATTTATACCACTTGCGACGGTTACACTCGAATTTCCCCCCATACCCTTATTAATTCTTTTTAGTAGCTCTTCTTTCAACGGTAATGAATCAACGCCATTAAAAACTCCTTCTGGATAATATTTATTATAAAACTCGTCGTTGATTAATTCATTATCTGGTTTTGGTTCTGATGGTTCGGTTGTTGATGGTGCTGTATATTGATACTCATTAATATATCTAATTAATATTCCTAATTTATCTTGTGTTGATTCAGTACCTAAAATATTTACTTTTTCAGGATTATCTGATGTATTCCATTTTTTAAAACCTTCAAAATATGCATTAATTTTATTTTCATCAGTACCAGGATTCAATAAAAGAATATTTTTTTTATATTCTTCAGGTGTTAAAAATTGTATTTCTTGTGGTTCTGGTTCTGGTTGTGCTTCTGGTTGTGCTTCTGGGTATAATTCTGTAAAATCTTTTAATAATTTATCAGCTAATTCATTAAACTTTATATTTTTCATAGTTGGTTTAAAATCACCTATTTTATTATTACCCACATTAACTATATATTTATCATAATAATGTGATTTATAATTTATATCTTTTTTAATTATAAAATCTTCTATAAAACTTTTAAGTTCTGCTACTGATGGTAATGTAGGTATATCTATAATAGGTTTAAATTTTCTTTTACCATTTTCATCTATTGGGAAATATTTATTAATAAAATTATACATTCTTGTTGTTTCTTCTAATTGAAATATTGATGTTTTCCATTTTAAATACTCTTCTTTAAATATTTCTGGTAAATTATCACCTTTATTAATTTTTTTTGAATTATCAGTCATAAATCCTATATATTTGATAAATTTTTTATCAATTGACAATTTACCAATTTTTTTAAATACATTATCTGGACTAGGGTAGTATATATCATAAAAATCATTTATATCTTGAATTGTTGTTATATTTTCTTGAGTAGTTGCAATTATTTCAGGTGAAAAATAAGTTGGAAATGCAGTTTTAAAATTATTAATAAATTCATTTGCTAATTCATCTCTATCCATAAGTGCTGGTTGTCCACCTACTTTTTTTTTAGTAAGTGATTTTAAAGTATTATAATCTTTTCCAAAATATGGTTTAAAAAAATGATTACCTACTTCTTTTATTTTTGTAGAATATGGTTCATTTTTACCTTTATCATTTTTTATTGGTACTAAAACACCAGTTTCAAAATAAGCATCAACAAAATCAAATAATTGTTGTATATTAGTGATATCTGTTTCAAATCCTTCTATAGGTATTTTTCTTTTATCAATTGTTTGTATAGATTGCGATGTATTAGTTTCTCTTGGTTGTGTACTAATTGGAGTTAAAAAAGATCCTGAAGGTCCTCTTATTGGTTCGTCAGTTGTCGTTATATTACGCATTGCACTAGATGGCGCATTATCAACTGGTGGAGTTGGTGAATTACCAAAATTTAAATCTGCTTCTTTTTTTCTAATTAATTGTTCAGCTGTATTATCCATTTCTTGTAAATCATCATCAATAAAATTAACAAATGTTTCATTTAAAATTCTTTCAATTTCTTGTAATTCATAAATATATTCTTTCATTTCTATTGAATTATCTTCTAATATTTTAATTTGTTCAAGTTGTTTTTTATTTTCTTCTTCTTGATTTATTAGTTTTTTTAATGTTTTTTCATTTTCTACAAATAATGGATCTAAATTATCATTTGTTTTTAAAGTTTCTTCTAATATATTAATTTTTTCTTTTAATATTTCATTTTCATCAATTATATTTTGTTTATCTTCATCTAATAATATTTTTTCTTCTTCAATATCTTTTAGTCCTATTGATTTAGTTATTTTTTTTAATTTTTCTTTTCTTTCTTTTTTAACTAAATCACTAATATCTGGTAAATCAATATCATCTATTAATTCTGTTTTTTGTATTGATAATTCTTTAAATTTATTATATAAGTTTTTAAATACAGTTATTAATTGTTTTTTTGTTTCATCCGATATTGTCATTTTATTATCTTTAAAAAATAGATCCATAAAATTTAATAATTCATTATCTGTAATATTATCAAATATATTTTTATATAATATATAATAAAGTAAAGTATCATCAGTTAATTTTTTATTATCAATCTTTTTATTTTCATTAAGAAACATTAAAAAAAAATCTGTAAAAAGTTTATAAAAAAATATATAATTTTCTGGAATTGGTGCTACTGGAATTGGTGCTACTGGAATTGGTGCTACTGGAATTGGTGCTACTGGAATTGGTGCTACTGGAATTGGTGCTACTGGAATTGGTGCTACTGGAACTGATGGTAATCCCATGGTAGTTCTCAATAAATTTGTAAATGCATTTAAAGCACCAGTTGTTTTTATTTTACTTACATCTACACTATCTGGAATTGGTGGATATGCACCCCTAGCATATTGTGACGCCGTTTCTTGAAAATTTCTTTTAGCTTCGTCGGATATTCCTTCAGGTTCTGCTTGCATTTTTGGTTTTTTTTTTCGTTTTTTTTTAACTGGTTCAGGCATATTGATTACAATGTTGTTTTCATTTACTAATTTAGAACCGCCTACAAATTCGTTTATTGGTTTCTTCTTTTTCGGTTTAGTATTGATGTTGTTCTCATTTACTAATTTAGAACCAAGAACAACTTCAGTCTTAATTACTGGTTTTCTACTTCTTTGAATCATATTATATATATAGTAGATAATATAATTTAAATTATACTTTTATTTATTCTTGGTCAGGATTCACAGTAATCTGGAGGCGGACAAGAAATGATAATGTCGCTGAATCCCGTCTTGTATCTTGTATACCAACTTGATTAAGTGCGCCCCATCTTTGTAAAGTTAAAATATTAGGAAGACCATTCGGGGCAAAAAGAGTACAATCTGATTCAGTTGTACCTGTTACATGACCTGTTAAATTTCCTGCTGAATCAAATGTTTTTCTACCTTTATATGTATCAAATAAACATAATATATTTGAATTACTGAAACCATTTAGGTTTGTTCCTGATTGAATATTCATATTATGAACTACTCTAAAATATATAAGGTCATCAATACTAATTGGAGTAGCTGCAGTTGAATCAACTAATTCTGATTGAACTTGTTTAACTACTATTTTACATGGTTGATTCATTAATTGAGGTAGTGAATTAGCTACATTAAACGTAATGCCACCAGCTCCGTCATTATCCCATAAATCTAAAACATAAAGATTGCTTAATTTACACATATACTATAATGTAGATAATATTTTTTAGACTATATTTTTATTAAATCAAAATGTAAATAAATCAAAATTACTATAATATTTTAATGTTTTAGGCTTATCCATGCGTATGAATAAAAATCCGTAAGGCTTAGACCATGCATATTTTAAAATTGCGTTCTGTTCTTCTGGTCCTAAATCCATCATTAATTCGTTTTTAATACATTCTAATTCTTTACGATTAGCAGTAGGGAATAAAATAATTGCGTTCATGTTCTTTCTTATCTGTAATTCTAATAAATTATACGTTTGTGATGTAATCCATATAGAACAACCCGCTTTAACTTTTGGATTGGTTGCATTCTGGATTATATGACGTCTATTTAAAATGAGTTTATTAAATGTTTTTGCTCTAATGTCTTTAACGACGTCGTCTAAAATAAATAATACATTTGGATTTAATGCACTGTCTTTTTCTTCTTTTACTTTTTCATAAATACTATCAATATTATATTCGTCATAAACTTGTTCTGGTGGTAAATTTGCTATTAATTCGGGAGGTAATGTTTGTAAAGAACCAGACAGTAAATACACTTTATCAAACTTTTTTAAATAAGCAGTTTTTGAAAGAAGTAATGATAATAATAAACTAGTTTTTCCGCTTCCTGGTGCTCCTACCAAATATAGCGCCATTGATTTCCTAGGCAAGGGCTCGGGGATAGATAATAAATCTTTATCTAGTTCGTCAATGCTTTGTTTTATTAACTTTAACTTGATTTCTTGGTTTTTTATAATTTCCATTTCTATTATAGTTATTAATATATAATAGAAATTAAATTAAATTACTTAATTGTTTATAAAATTTATATGTTTTAGTGTTTTTTCATGTTTTGATTTATCACTTTTTCTAATTATACTTCCACAATTACAAGTCATTTTTTCTTTTAGTTTTTCTTTATTGAGTTCATAATATTTTTTTATTTTTTCTTTATTATTTTCACGATATTCTTTCGCTTTTTCGTTTATTTTTTCTTTATTATTTTCTTGGTATTTTTTTATTAGTTCTTTATTAGTTTGATAATATTCTTTTTTATATTCGAATATTTGTTCTTTATTGACTTTATAATATTCTTTTGCTTTTTCGTTTATTTGTTCTTTATTTACTTTCTTATATTCTTTAATATGTTCTTTAATACTTTCTTTATTGTTTTCATAATATTCCTTTTTTTGTTCTTTAGTATCTTCTATTGTATTAAAACATCTAATTGAATTTAAATTAGATTGTAACTCTTTACGATGCTTTTCTTCTTCAATTACTAATTCAGTTTTATTATTGCATGGAAACTCTTTAATGACTATACATTTAAAATTATTAAATCCACCATTACTACGAATCATTTCATATAGTTTAAAATTATAATCCCTTCCATTAATATTTTCACATGTAGATTTATGATTAGATTTCCTTCTTATAAAATCTGTAGTACTACCAACATATAATAATTCTGGAGAGTCAATATGTTCAATTTTATAAATTACTGATTTACTGTAATCAATTACTTTTGGTGCCATTCTATTATATAATATGATATCTCTTTATATAGATATGATAATATATGATAATTAAAACGAGTTTGGACGCACCTTAAGGGGAGTACTATCGCGACTTAGCACTGCTTCTTTTTCAACTACTTCTTTTTTTTTACGTTCTATTATAGTGTTCAATGTTCGTTGTATAGTCTTATCCAAAGCAGATTCGAGCTCAGCCATCTTAGCAAGTTTTAGTTTTTCTCTTTTTTCTTTATTCATTTCATTAAATTTAGTTTGATTACTTGTATCCATTCTTAATGAACGATAATCAACAGTACCATTTTTTTTATAAATTAATTTTTTACCCATTAGTTCTTCAAGCTTTTTTTGTTTGTCTAAAATATCTTTGGTTAGTTTATTAATTTCTTTTTGGTTTTCGTCTGGCTCCATTATATATATAATAAATTAGATAATAATTTTTATACTTTTTTTCTCTAAAACTCCGTACTGAACCCGCCCATCTTATCAATATGAACTTTCATTTGGAAAATAGAGTAAATATTAACAGTTTGAGCCGCAGCTGGTGCATATTGAACATTCAAATAATTACTGAGATTCGAACCACTGAGATTTAAACCTTTACCCCAAACATTTTCTTCTGCTCCACATTTAGAAAGATTTACACATACAATTCCAGATGTCCCAGTTGCGCCAGAATCATAAGTTAAAAAAGGATTAGCTTGTAACCTATTTATTAATCCTCCAGTTGTTGTTGGTTCTTTTCGTCTACTCAAATGTTTCATTGTATCAAAAGATTCATCAATACATTCACCAACAGTATTAATTCCAGCCATTGGATACATTTGACCTGCAATATTATAATGATGATTAGTCCAACCAGCAAAAGAAGATGATGAATTTTTAAAAACTGTTTTTGTAAGTAGTGAAGATGTTAGACGAGAAATTGCAAAAAAACCGAGACAACTTTTAGCACGATCGTTTATAAGTAGCTGTGCTGTCGTAGAATTTCCATCTCCTGCTTGTGATTGAACATATCGTCTTACTGTATTAAACATAACAGATACTTCACCATTTTTTGACTTTGCATCATTTAATTCTTTTTCATATCGTTCGCCTCCTTCTAAACAACTTGCTGTAATATAAACATTAGAAATGCCATCAAGCGCTGTTACTCCAGCGCCATAAATTCCACTTGCTGCAAATTGATTAAGAGTTAATACTACTGTTATACCATTTGTATTATATATAGGTAATGAGGTAGTAAAGAGCCCAAGAACAGTAGATAAATCAAGAGTTACATCAACACTAGTAACAGTATAGGCAATTGATGTTCCGCTTTTATCTAGAGAACCAGAAGCTACAACAGGTTGTGCTACTATAGATGTTCCCATACCATTTGCTCTTGCTTGATCTTCTTGTGAATAAGTATATTGCATAACGAATGAGGCAACCAACCCTGGTTCGTCGATTTGCTCTAAAATGATCGATGATCCAGCGCCTGATTCAATTCGAATTTGTGAAAACATCGCGAACCATGATGAATCGGCTAAATAAGTGTCCGCAGTTGATGTAAATGCTAATCTAAAATTTAGATTTGTATTATTTGCGCCTAGAACGAAATTCCCAGCTATAGGTACACGGATTTCAGTACCAGCAGTACTAAATTTATTCCCGTTTACGCTGTTAAAGCGTCTTTTAGTTGCCTTTACGTCACGGCACACGAGCGGAGGTATAGACATTGATTCGTTCATTTTATCAGGCAAATCTGGGCGAGAAACTAATCCATAATCAGAAGAATTCATATATATAATATACAGTAGAAATTAATTTTTTCTAGAGTTTTTTAAATTAATTTCTAAATTTATATATATGGTAGAAAACGATTCTGTAATTCAAATGGTTTTATTATTTGTTCTAGTTTTGGAAAGAATTTTTAAACTGTTTATAAATAGTCATTGTTATAAGAAATTCGCAATTAAATCAAGTTTAGGAAACTTTGAAATCCAGACCGAAGAACAGCCAGAAAACGATGATAAAAAAGAGGAAAAAGAATAAAAATAAAATCTAAAGTAATTTAATAATATATGGAAGAACAATTATATTTTAATATTCGTTCGAAAGAATGTACTCAAGTCACAAATAATGCTGATTTAATAGTTACACTGCCTTTTACTATTGATTTATTAGATCATCAATGGCTTCAAATAGAAGTCATTAGTTGTGAAATTCCTTTATCTTTTTATAATATTTCTACAGCTTTACAAAATAATGTACTTTCTTATACTAAAAGTCCTGGTGCAGTTGCTGTAAATATTACAATTCCATCTGGAAATTATACAGTAGATACTTTAATGAGTTCATTAAATGGATTGCAATCTGATTTTACTATATCTTATTCTGACGTTTTCAATAAATTTTTAATTACAATAATAAGCCCTGTAACTGCTGTTAATTTTGTTTATTCTGTTACATACTATACTCAACAAATATTTGGGATTACTGCTTCTAGACAAATTACTAGTAGTTCATTTTTCGACGGTGTTGTAAATCTTGCGTCAGTTCATTCAGTTCTTATTAGGTCTTCATTAAATAGTGGAAACAGTGCTTCAACATCTCAATCAAATAATGATATCATTTGTAAAGTGCCATTATCTGTAAATTATGGAGGAATTCTTATTTATAATAATAATGATTATACAAGAAAAAATATAATCAAAAGCGGTAGTGTCAAGCAGTTCTATTTAAAATTAACTGAACAAAATCAAAAGATACTAGATCTTAATGGGTGCGTTTGGGAAATGACAATTCTATTCACTAAGATAAAACACGACTTAAATGAAGTTTCAGAAGAACAACGACAACGACGAACTAATAATTATATAGAACCGCCACCGCCTACAGTCATTCAACCGCCAGTCATTCAAACTCCAGTAATTCAACCAACTTTTACGCCAACTTCAACTTTTACACCTATTCAAAATGAAGCAGTAGGACAACAAATCGAACAGCCTTTAATTAATAAAAATGAGGATAATTTAGTTAATGACGAAAACTCATTAATTAAAAAACCTGAAGATTTACCAGTTGAACCAGTTGAAAAAATGAACGAACCGCCTAAACCAGTAGATCCGTATGCAAATCTCGACACTTTACTTTTTAGTTTGATTGATGATTAGATTAAAATTATTATTTGCTGTAGATTTCTAGCTCTTGATAATGCAGTATACCATAGATTCCTATCAAAATTTAATTTATTATTAATTACTATTCTATCGCCTCTTTCAATTGTTAAGCCTTGATAAGAATGAATAGTTTTAAATAGTTTTGATTCATAATTATAATGATTAGGTTTTT